TCAACATATACTGGCATCGGAAACCATGATAAAGTAGGCATTATAAAGGAAGTTTTGCTCTAGAGGTTTTTTTCATAAAATTAAGAGTGATAGCATCACACTTTAGTTTTTCTTTCAATGGTTTAGACACTAATTTTGTGATAGAGTCTATCTCGATGTTATTTTCTTCACAATAGAGAACAATAGCATCAATATAATTTATTTTCTCTTGTTTGACAAGTTTTTCAATCTCTACTGCAAATTTTGCAGGATTCATGAATTTCTTATTTAACTGTTGATTAAATTCATTTTCCATGTAATTCTAGTTGGTAGTTTAAAAAGCATTCGATGTAGTTAACGAGTAATTTGATATACTTTGCTTTATCTCTTTCTTCATAAACAACACAATCTCCATTCTCACATGTCATTATTATAACAAGTTTTTTGACAGATATACCTGTTAGTTCATAGTACATACAGGCATATGCCGCTGCTTGAACGAAATATCCATCAATCCAATCTCTTGGTTTTGGTGCTGCAGAGGTTTTAAAGTCAATAACTGCTAATTCTCCATCGTATTCTGCGATGCAATCAACAGTTCCTGCGACACCTAATTGTTTACTGTACAGAGATCCTTCTAATGCGTGGATATTGTCAATATTGTTTAGGGTTGGTTTAGCAATCTTGTATAGAAAATCTGATATTGGTTGAACCTCTGGCAGAGTTTCTTCATTTAATAAGTAATGTTCGATTAGAGTGTGAGTATCAGTTCCACGAGATGTTGCCTTTCGGGTAATCTCATTTGCTTTATCCTCACCAACTTTTTTCCTCCACTTTGCAAACTTCTCTCTATTCCAAAAAGAGGTAACAGAAGTGATTGAGACTAATTTAACAAATTCGTCTGCATCAGGAACTTTATAGTATCTTACACCGTCAACTGTTTCTCTCTCCAATGGAGGTAGAACAGCAGGAACATGATTAAACATTACATAGACATTGCTAACTTAACAGTAAGATATTCTTTACACAATCCAGAACGAACAATATCATCAAGACCGAATTCTATTAATTCGACTGAATCCATCTGCTGTAAGATTCTCATAAAGTCTATGATACCATTTCTTTCTTTATCTCTGGTGAGGTCACTTTGAGTAGCATCACCACAGAACATGATTTTGGTATCTTCTCCTACTCTTGTTATTATACTATCTAATTCGTGAAAATTCAAGTTTTGACATTCATCAACTATAACAATTGCATTATCAAGTGTTGTACCCCTTATAAATGAGGTGCTCCAGAAGGATATTGTCTCTTGAGTCTTTAAATTTCCATATAACATCTCAAATTCAGCATCAGTAGACATCTCAAACATGTATTTGACCATGTTTTTATAAGGTATCTGATATAATGCTGATTTATCTTCATGGTCACCAGGCAAGAAACCGATCTCTCTCGTAGATACTAGGGATCTGACCATGTATATCTTTTGATATGGTGTGCTATCATCTAATACTTCTTTTAGTGCGTTGTAGAGGGTTATAAAGGTCTTTCCTGTACCTGCAGCACCATATGAGAAGATATGTTTACCTTCTTTATAATAACCAAAAAACTTTTCCTGATTTTCTGTAATAGGAACTATATCAACTAGATAATCACTGCTAATAGGCTTTTTTCGCCTCATTTGTTTAGCACTTAGTCCAATTCCTACTGCTGCTGCAGGTTTTCTCTTTCTTGGCATTTAGTTAATAGTTGTTAAACTTCTTGACATTAGAACGAGGAGATTGTTTCCCTACTCTATCGAGTACTTCATTCCAACCACCGTCTAATTTATTTCTCCAATCTCCTACCTCAGCAGTTCCACCGACTCCTTTTGACCAGTCTTTATCCCAGTCAGGGTTGTCTTTTCTCCACTGATCGTATTCTTTCATAGACATAGAGAGTTCTTTCTCTTCTTTTGTCTTTAAATTAATAACAGGGTATGTTGGCATATTAAAGATTTTTGAATTCAGATAATTTTTGTTGTTTTTTTGCGAGTTTTTTTGCTTTTCTCATATAAGTCATCTCTGCTTCTGAATAGAGATGAGGGTTTTTAAGTGCTTCCTTCACTAACTTGATAGTCTTCTTGTGCATAGTAATCTTTGTAAAATCGGTATAATCCGCCAGGATATGATTCGTTTCTAGCGATCCACTCATCTGCACACTTGTAATAAGAGGCATTTGAATAGGTACTTCTACCATATTTAGTTAACAAAACTTTAAGTACTAATGCTCTCTTGTTAAGAAATGCTTCAGTCGGGGTATCCATCGTCATCCTCCCATACTTCGTCATAATCGTCAATTGGTAGATTTATGTTACCTTGCTCATTTTTTAGATATGCGTCTGCGTCAGAATAAACCTCTGATTCGAGTAATTCTACCAGAGATTTAAGATTCTGCACAATTAACTTAAGTTTGTCCTTATTCATTTAGGGTAGATCTATCAGAGGGTGATCTAAAGTATTTGTTGATGATATCAATCTGATCTTGATATTTTGCAATAATATCCAATTCTTTCTCAATAGACTCTAATATGTCAGTATGTTCACCAACACCTGCAGGGTGTTCTAGGTAAATTTCGACATTTGCCTTATGTTTGGCAATATCGCCTTGAGCATGTGCTAAGAGTGCTCTCAGCATTTGTTCTCTCATGTGTAACATAGAATATTTGTATTTTAAATAGTATACCATAAAAAAAGAAGGGGTTCAACCCCTTCTGTACAATATCCTAGCTTCAGCATAGATGATTGAGAGAAAGATGGCAGATGCCATGCAAATCTCTAGAGTTTCAATCATTTAGAAGAATGTGCAATTCCACGATATGTGAGATCGACCTTTTTCTTTGCTGTAGCTTTCTTAGTGTCTGTGTCATAAACGACACCACGATAAGTGACTTTTGCCATTTGTTTGCTCCTTAGTAGTAGGGATTTTTAGCCCCGTTCCTTCGGTCAACTTTTGCGTCCCTTTCGGGATGAACGAACCCGTTCCGAGTCGGCTTACTTGCGTCCAATTTGCCAAACCTCGCAATTATCATATTCTGGGACTTTAGTAAGGAAATAATCAATAAGATACTCTTGAGCATCTTGTCCTAAATTCTCATCAGCGAGAATCTCAATCCTTGCCTGATTCCAGTCCTCACACGATAAGTTCCAATGGGAAGCATCATGCTCAGATAATAACATAGCCAGTATTGCGATTAATTGCATATGGATGAACGATGTGTGTATTCTAACACATTTCTATTTATATTGCAACTATGTGATTATTGTTACTTTTTTGAAAATCCTGTACGGTCAAAAATTTTGGCGAATTTTTTTTCCACTTTTTTGTAAACAAAAAGTCGATTTTCCCTGACTATAGGATTTTTATTGTTGGGAACCAACCTAACTCTCTCATCGTAGTGGTGTCAGCACATGTGATGTCCCTCTCGCCTGGTGTCTCTGTCTTCACAGGTAGGTCACCTTGACCAAACTTCTCTGCTAATTCTTTTACTGATACTGTCTCTCCTGTCCCTATATCGACCGTACCTGTGTATGTGCTAGGAATGAGGTAACATATTGCTCTGACTACATCTTTGACATGAATCCAATCCCTTCTGTGGTTGGTAATATACTTTGCAGTCTTGTCCTCTAGCATTCTATACAGCATGTCTGGTCTGCTGTTCTCTCCATAAACAGTCTGAAATCTCATGCCCACACTATTAGGAGGAGCCATGAACTCATTTACTTTCTTTGTGATACCGTATGGGTTCTGCCACCACTCTTCAACTTGTGAGGTACTAGCATAAAGTAGTCGAACATTATTGTCTCTACAATAATCGAATATTGGTCTGCTTTTTTCGACATTGTTTTCCCAAAACTTATCTGGATTATCTATACTGTCTCTAATTGCAGCGAATGCAGCAAGATGTATTACAATGTCATATATTTTATCTGTCTTAAAATCTCCAATATCATCAGGAAAATCAAGACCATCTATGGTATCACCAAATTGATATGTAAGATGATCGTATAGAAATGATCCTATAAAACCTTTGTGTCCTGTGATAAGTGCTTTCATTCTCCTGGCGAGTGAATAACTGGTTTTTCGTTTCTTAGTATGTTATAGAGTTCTCTGTTCTCTGCAGTAGATACTGGATAAAACTCTGCACTGGCATCAAATCCATCATACCTGTGTGCTTGATTGATTACTATAGATCCATTCTCTCCTGATACTGATCTATGAAATGTACCACGAGGTATGAACAAAGCACCACTCTGTCTATTGAGATGAATTATATGATATGGACATTTCCAACTATAATTCACCAATTCAAAAGTTCTTTCCCCTGATACAACTCTATTGTAATCATCTTGGAAACTATGAATGTAGAACTGTTTGCCTCCTACACAATCAGGTGGTGGAGATACTGCAGGTCCGTCATGCACTACTAAATCAGATGCGTTTGACTCTTCTACAGTTATATCATAAAAAATAACATCGTCTGTTTCTCTGAACACACGATGTTTTCTAAAAATTACACTACTCATTTCCTCTTGGGTTTTTTAGCAGGTGTAGGACTGTTGTTCCAGAGACTTGGATTTCTTGTTCCTCCTGCATACTTAATATCTTTCAGACCACCTTTCAGTTTGTCATAATAGAAATTAAATATGTCAACTCTCCTTCCTGCAATAGTCACATCATAGTGCAACTTATCTGAGTTGTCAACAGTGTACTCAACAAGGTATGCACTAGTAGGTAGACCTTTATCTTGAGATTTGTCTAAGGTACAGTCTGCCTCGTGTATTACTATTGAATACACTTCCTTTGCTTCCTTTTTGTCTGCATCAGTCCACACGCTAGACCCTGTTCCCCCACTTGATGTCGGGATAGGCTTCTTTGACGACTGGGAAACTGATTTTGTATTTTTTGGCAAGTTTTTTGTCCTTTACTAAACATAATACTTCTGCTTCATCAGCATGAAGTGCTTCAAGGAGTTGAATAAACAATACCTCTCTTCGAGTGTTGTTTATGTCGTAATTTCCTCCTATAATAAAATTATACAATGTTCTGTACTCAGATGCAAGTTTGCTTTGTGCATCTGGGGTTGGAGCATCGTTAGGTGTGTAAGGGACATCACCATCTGGTAAGGCACTCTTAAGACTCTCATCATAGTTCCAGATGAGACAGTACCTTAATGCTTTAGAGTCGTACTGTTGCAGTACCTCTATCTTCTTCGCTTTTGTTTTTGCTTTATGAACAGCGTCTAAAACTTCGCTAACCAATGGTTTGGGTGGTAATTTAGGCATGATAATTTAAAAAATTAGTCTTCTTCGTCCTCAAGGTCTAGTGTAGGATCGAATCTAAGAGCGAGGAGTTCAGTTGGAATGAGATTTCCATCCTCATCATACATCTCTGGGTGAGATGTTATCGCTTGATTGTGTCGATCATGATGGTAAAACATGTATTCTCTTAGCACCCATCCAATCATACCTGATATGATTGCTGTTCCTATCAGTAGGATAGTGCCGAAAGTTAATGTTACTGCTAACATCATTACCTCCAGTAGTTGATTTTATTTAGCAAGACTTTTTTCCTTAAAATACTGAGCTAACTCAGCAGCACCACCGATATGTTTTCTTTGACTAGAGTTGTCTACAACCACTTGTGGGAAAGTTCTAGTACCAAACTCACTCTCAAAGTTTTCTATAGTAAAGTGCTGATCTAAAGTATACACCACAAACTGCTGTTTTGTCAACCTCATCAACTCTTTGACTTTCTCGCAATATGGACACCCATTCATAGAATAAATCACAAACATGTCATCTTGTAAAAACTTAGATACATTAGGAACTTTTAGTTCAGTCTCTGGAATAGACTGTTCGCCACAGGTGGCACAACCTCCCATTGGATTCATTATAGCACAGGTAAAATATTATTTAGAGAAATGTAGGTTCTCCGTTTTGACCTCCGAACACAGCTATGTTGACATCCCTTAGATCTTCTACTGCAGGGATGCTGTTGTAAATCGTTACACCAAATCCTGTTGTGGTTCTATCAAACACTGTTGCTCTTACAATACCGCCAGGAAAATTGGTAGTTCCTCTACCATCAATCATTACAGCATAGTTATTATCATTCATCTCATCAGCAAAGTTGACAGTATAAACACCTGTACTATTCTGTACAATAGAACTTACATTGTGTGATCTATCGCCAGGTGTGTAGTCACTGTTACCAACTCCTAAGTTAGTGTTCATATACCATGCAGTAGCACGACCCTCAAACATTTGAGTGTGTGTACATGTCTTAAGTCCTGCAAGGTTCTTATACTCTCCAACCTTTATAAACTTATGGAACTCATTGTTGAATACTTGTATAGAGTTACCCATACTTCCCATAGTAGATCCAACACCCATACCATAGTAGAATAACTGTGGTGTGTCCTCAGTAATCTCAATATCTGTATGAGATCCAGTCACAGTGACACCCTGAGTCATCTCTACTGGACTTGTAGTACCAAATCCAACTGCAGTACCTGCAGCATTGTAATAGAATTTAAGAGGATAAATGTTGTTGTTTGTATTTTGGAATCTATATGTCTGTCCTACCTCAAATCTTAAGTAAGGTGATTCATAACCTTGGACATTGACTGATCTATCAGATCCGATGCCAAGATACCTATGGTTTGCAGTCTTGTTACCGATAGTTGTTGGTAGTGGTTTGAATGGAGTAGCATGCTCAGTGTAAAGGTTCCTAGATGTATCTGCAGCACCAGTTAAGGTAGAGAACGATGAAGCAGCAGCAAAGTTAGCGTTGAGAGCGTTAGAGGCAATCCCTGCGTTGGTTGCGAAGGTAGCAACACCACACTTATCAGAGTAACTAGAAACACCACAGATGTCAGCATGAGGAACCTTCTGTACTGATATTGTACTGATACCATTTGATATTGCACTAACATCTAAACTTAAACCAAAGTCTACTGTTGCTGCAACTCCTACTGTAGATCCACTGTCTCTTAATTCAAAACCTGTACCTGTTGCAGTAACATTTGTTAATTTTGATCCATCACCTATGAAGAAATCAAATGTTCTAATTGGATTGTTTGTGACAATATCAAAGTCACTTGTAATACCAGATGCGACACTAGCTGTCTCTGCATTACCTGAGCATGCTGATGAGATTCCTGCTATCCCTGCGTTGGTTGCGTAGTCTGCCTGTGTAGCTCTGGTTGCTAGAGTGACAGCAACACCTACAGCAAGACTCTCAGCAACCTGTGCTGTCTGAGCAGTTCCTACTACACTTGATACACTAACAGTAGCTATACCTGCAGAGAGAGGACTAACATCTAAGAACTCTCCAAAGTTTATGGTAGCAGCAACACCTATGTTACTACCATTGTCAGTAATACTGACACCAAAACCTGCAGCAGTGACACCAGTTAATCCAGAACCATCACCAACAAAACTATTTGCAGTTATGATACCTATTGTATTGACATTACCGTCAGTTCCTACACCACTAGGTCCTTCAACCACTGGTTCTGTGTATGCGGCAAATGCCACATCAGTTTGTGATGCTCTTGTAACTAATGTTTGACCACTGGCAATACCTATGTTGTCAATCACCATGTCTTGTAGAGGATCTAACCTCATTCCAAATACAAAGTAATCAGCAACATTAAATGTGCTAATGTCTCCTGATGCTATACCTAGAGATACTGCTGCACCTTTATCAGAATTTCTATTTGATACATGTAAGGTTGCTACACCATCATAAAGAGCAGTTGCTAGTCCTATGTTGTCATTAATTTGAGGGTAAGCAGTGCTACTAATAAATGCATTCTGTCTTCCTAATTTATTTTGTATGTCTAATTTTATATTTGGATAAGTCTTAGATGCTATTGCTACAAAACTAACGCCTGGTTCAGATGAGGCAACATAAATTGTATCACCTTTCTTTAAGGTTATATTCTCATACAATGCGTTGCCACCAACCTCTAGTGGTATACCGTATGCTAAGTAGTCTGAATCTTTATTATCATATATCTCAGTCACCTCTATGGTAGCACTGTTGCCATGAACGGTAGAGACAACAAACTTTGCTCCAGTACCATTAGCACCTGTTATCTCAATAATATTTCCTTCCTCATAATCCTGGCCTTCATCTTTAAGCACCGCAGAAGTTATCTTGTTATTTCCATCAACATATATGTCAACCGTTAACCCTGATCCAGTTCCAGTTCCTACACCAGTAGGTCCTCTATCAGTTGTAGCAACACCATAGATATATCCTTCTGGTGAATACCCACTACCACCTGTCTCTCCTGTCTGAGAATCCTCAATGAGAGGACCTATGGATGTGACACCACCTGCATTAGGGTTAGTGAGGGTAAGAATGTCACCTACCAGATACTCAGCACCATCTGATACAAAATCTAAACCTGTTACGACACCACCTGTTGTTGTATAACTAACGACTGCTCCTGTACCATTACCTCCAGTTGGTGATGCGTTAACAGCATCAACATATCCACTACCACCTGTCTTAAGTGTTGCAGATCTAATACCACTGTCACCTGATATGGAAACTGAATGGGTGAGTTTATCCTCCGTCTGGTTTGCTGCCGAGACAGTTATTGTAATCAAGTCGGTAGCAGTATACAATAAGGTATTTGATACTGTACCTAGTTGAAATGTAGTTTTTAACGATGCAAGTCTTCCTATCACGGCTCTAAGCACTTTTTTTAGTATTTATCTATGCTATAATATATAAAGTAAAGAATACAGTATGATTATCCTTACAGGATCTGATGGATTCATCGGTAAGCACTTTAAAAATAGTCTGGAGAGTGGACAACAATTAATTTTACCAGTAGATGTAGATAATGCCTTTAATTTTTTAGAACAGTTCAATAGATGGGATGAAGTGTCCATGATTATACATCAAGGTGCACTATCATCTACAACTAATATTAATATTGATGCCATCTACAAATATAATATTGTATTTTCTATAGAATTATTTAAAAAAGCAATCAAACATAAGATCCCAGTCAAGTATGCTAGTTCAGCATCAGTATATGGCACACAAAAAGATAAAATAAATCCATTAAATTATTATGCTCTATCTAAAACTACAGTTGACTACTGGGTTATGGATAACATAGATGAGTTTGAACACATACAAGGGTTCAGATACTTCAATGTCTATGGATCAGGTGAAGAATCTAAAGGGTTGATGGCGAGTCTTGTATCGCAGTTTTGGTGGCAGGCTCAGGCAACTCAATTGGTACACCCATTTGAGGGGTCTGATGAGGTTCTTCGAGACTATGTGTGGGTAGGGGATCTGGTGAAGATAGTGTTACAAAACACTGCGGGTTCTGGCATATTCGATCTTGGCACAGGGCAGCCAACATCAGTTGACACTGTAGCTCGATTAGTTTCACTAAAAACTGGGTCGTCACTTGTTCCAATACCATTTCCTCCTCATCTTAAAGGTAAGTATCAATATTATACCATAGCAGACATGGATTGGTTAAAAAATTATAATTTCTTAACAGTTAAAGAATATATTGACCGACTCTAATACATTAAATTATAATTTGCTACGCATCTACTATGATATCTAGGTTGCTCTGCTGTATGATATAATCTACCATCAAAGAGAACTATCCTTCCTTTTCTCGGTGTTACCTTCTCTTTAATTGTATAGTTAGAACTTCTTTGTCTCTCATTGTAAATGATAGTATCTCCATCGCTGTTGCAGACATAATATAATGCTACAAGATGATCCTCATCCATCATATCTATATGTGGTGAGTCAGGAGTTGTGCTTTTCAATCCTAAAGGTAATTGTAAGAAAGATCTTCCTTGAGTAACATTGAATCCTTTTATATCTAAATGTTTACACACTCTTCTAAGCATAGGTACAAACAATCTATGATAGTCACTCTCTACATATGGATCTGCTAATGCTTCATCGTCCTCATAATATGTTACATAAGAATGACTGAAAGCAGGTCTATGTTGACTATCATATTCTCCTGCTGCTGTTACATCTTCTGTAAAATACCAAGGAAAACCATTGTCATCAGCACCTTCTAAGTCTCTCCCTCCCATCAAAACATCATAAATTAAATTCTGATATTCTACAGGAATAAAGTTATCAATGACTTCTACTTTATTTTTTATATCCATCAGTCGCCAGGTATAACTCTGTTTGAATCTGAGTCAAAATGTTGTGTAGAAAATTCAAATAGTTCTGCATCTTCTAGTGCTAACATTTGATGTCTAGTTCCTCTAGTGCAATGAAATGCATCACCAGGTTCTAATGTTATTGTCTCTGCCTTATCTCTATCATCTTCTGAACTATATGATAGTTGAATCTTTCCTGATTGTAGATAGAAAGTTTCATCTTTCAATGTATGATAATGCCATGAGCATCTATGATTCTTTTTTATAAACAATAACTTACCACAATACTCTGGAGAGTTAGCAATCCACTTCTCATATCCCCAACCTTTGTGTACAAATTTAGGTAGTTTTTTCAAAATAATCCTCACTATTCATTGCTTTGTCATCTATAAAGATGTCAGCATGTGGTTTACCCATGATCAATTCATGATACTTACAACCCCACATCTTTAGCTGTGCTTCAGTGAGAGGTTTGAATAAATCTTCTGCCTTTTTCTTTGCCTCCTCATATGGTAAAGCACTAGACCTCCCCATAGCACGAGCAGTAAAGTATATTATATAGTGACCTTCATCATATAGATTATTGAGTTTATCTATTCTACTTTGCATGGGTGTAGAACCCTCATACCTACAAGTTCCGCACTTGCCAGGTGTACAAATTGTTGAGTCGATATCAATACAGTATCGCATCTACATCCTCCATTGTTAGTGTGTATGTGCCAGGATTCTGGACTGCAATTGCTGCACATTTATTTGCAAAATTAATAGACTCATCAAGAGATGGGAGTTGTATGTAATAGAATACTAATGCTGCTAAAAATGTGTCACCTGCACCTGTCACATCGAATACTCTAGTGATAGGAACAGGAAATGTTTTGTGATTCCACAGTGCACCATTAGCACCATGAGTTACAATAATATTTTCTCCTCTAGGTATATAATCATGATCTAATAATTCAAATTCTTTTTTATTAATTTTGTAAATTATATTATTATATTGTGTTGGTAATTTTTTCTTTTTAGTATCAATAAAAATTTTTATATTAGGATTTTGTTTTGCTAACAACTCTATGATATCGTACCCTACAAATCCTTTATCATAGTCAGATATAACAACAGCATCATACTCACTATGCATTGCTGCCATAGTTAATTGTGATGGATGTAATGGTTTTACAACAGGTTCTGTATCTAATCTCATTATCTGTTGATTAGATCTATCATCTACATATCTTGTCTTTACAATCTTCTCTCTATTAGTTAGAAAATTTACATTTATTCCAAGAGATTTTAAATTTTCATTTACATTTGCTGCCATGCCAGGTGCACTCTGATGCTCCC